TAGCAGCAGCAGCAGGAGTCTTAACCTCGCACATGTTTCTCCATGCTGGCCCAAAACCGTGATTGTCTGCTAAGGGCTGTAACTGTGGTAAAACAACAGTCCACATCCAGTCCATCAGCACCGCAAGACGTTCAGTCTCACGCTCTCGACCAGTTCCCGGCATGTCAGGGATTAAACGCTTATACCGTTTGCTGTTACGCATTTGATCAGGCATCCAGTCCTGCATCCGAATAGTAGTCCGGCCAAGCACCAAAGACATACAGCTTGGGATTTTATCCGTGAGCTTGCCCGTGATTGCGAGATTGATTGCTGCAACAGTGCAAGCACTTTCCTCGTTTCCAAGCCCACTAGGTAAGCTGTGGGTTGCGAGATAAGCCTCAAGTTTGCTGCGGTTCTCTATTGTGTATTGATCACTCATGATGATTCTCCGTTGCTTACAGTATTACTATACACTGTTGTTGAGCAGCGTCAACAGTTATTTTTTTGACCTTTGCAACCGCTTTGCGCAGCTCTCCACCTTCAAAGTTATCCATTGCCAGATAGTGTTTCAGTTTAGCATTATCTGGATCCACTTGATGCAACTCCTGTGCAAGAGTTTCGATTAGATCGTAGTCCAGTTGAGTTTTGATATGTTTACCCATTAGAAGTCCTTTTTTTACTTTGATTAAGCAGCAAACCGCATTTTTGCAGTACGATCGTCGCATTTGAACATTTTACCGGTGTTACCACACCGATAGACGAACGGCATCTTGTGAGCGCGAGTGTTATAGTCAACGAGCTCGTCACCTGCTTTGTTCTTCAGCTTCAAGCCGAGAGCAGCAGCACGAGACTCAAGGATCACGTTAGTGAAAGTCTTGGCACCTTTGACTTTTGCTTTGACTTTAATCTCAACTTCAGCTTCGCTGAACTTCATGTTACCGACTTCAAACTCAAGGTTCGAGTCAACACCGTACTTGCTCAAGAGAGCGCTCATCTCAGCACGAAGAGCATTCAGATTGGTACGGTCGAATTTAGCAAACTTGGTCATTTTGATTCTCTCTGTTTTACCTTATAGAATCAGTATAAACTAAAAAAGGAGTCTTGTAAACCCTTTTTTTCATTTTTATTAAATTATTTTGGAAGGTTACCATGGTTTCCTTCATGAGACGGCGCAGTCCAACCTTCCGGTTTCATAAGGTCAGGAAGTCCGAGTGGGTTAGAACGTCCAGGTTTTACTCCAACACGTTTGTTCATGTTTGCTCTAAGAACTTCGTCCCATGCCTTATGAGAGTCAATGCCATACGCGTCTAGAGTACCAATAGCAACCACGCATAAGTCGATCAGAGCATCAACTACTTCCTCAGGGTTGTTAATGTTTTCTTTGAGTTCGTCGAGTTCTTCTTGAAGAAATCTTGTTCTAAATTCTAGGAACAGTTTTTTCTTTTCATTGTCAAATTCAGCAAATTTTTCATGCATACCATAGTGAGCATGCATTTCATGAATATCTTTGACCCAGTCATTACTCATTTAGTTTCCTTTCAGTTATCTATTATAAGTATCGTTGTGTGTTTAACGTCATTCTCAATTCTTTATTATGAAAAGAAATCTTCGATTGTGTCTATCTTCTTAGAAGCCCAACCAACGGCACCAAGAATATTTTCGATTGGACTCAAGAATACTTTTTCGAATTGTGTTTCATAATCTATGTATTTCTCAATAGCAAATTCTTTTGGAAGAACGTTGGGGAAAGAAATCATATTTTCACGAATTGGATTTGGAAGATTGAGATAAACAAATTTAATCTTATCTCCACTTTGAATTGTTTGATAACGGCTGTCTAAACCTTTACCTTTCAAGAAGTTATTGTAAAGAATACATCCACGAACATGCATAGGGCATCCTCTTTTGTATGTTCCGTTTTCCATATATTTTTCGATGTTGTCAGTGCCAGAAATCTTAGCAATATCTTCTGCGGGAAGAGTAAAGAACTCTTGTCTGAATTGTTCGATGAATTGCTGTGTATCTTTTTCAGTGCCGTTCATAATAACCGCAAAGGCTTCTTTAAGCTTTTCTCGGCAGACTTCAGGAGTTGAAGAACGAACAGACTCGATACCAGTTACGCTAATCTTTGGTTTGGCGAAGTGAACACCTTCTGAGTTAAGAGCATTCAGTATGTAGCGTTTCTTAGCAACGAACACAGCTTTATCAGTAATCTTTTCACGCTTCATAGACATTGCGTTTCGATACGCACCCATCTTTTTCGCAAGGTTCTCATATCCGAGAGCGATAACTGCTTCAATCTTTTCGCGGCAGACTTTGTCAAGGAATTCTTCACCTTGTTGTCTTGTAATGTTTGTGGTTCCGAACGACATTTCAACAAGCTTTGACATATCGACATAGATAGAGTCGGTGTCGATATAGATAACATAGTCTTTATTTTCTGTTTTAAGAATTTTGTTAAGATACGCGTTTACAGATTTTTGAGCATAACGAATAGATAACTGGCCGCTTGTCGTGATTGCTTCCGCCATATCGTTAATATAATAGAGGAAATATATGTTTGCGGTCGCACCATACAAACTGTTCATAGCAATCTTGATAGCCATCTGAGCATTGTGCAACTGAGTCATCTGGCGTTTAAGATCTGCTTTGCGAACCTTGTCTTTTTCATTTTCCATTTCTTGCTCAACTGCAAGCATCTGCTTTTTGATTTTAGAACGATTGCCATAGTATTCGTCAATGATTTCTGGAATAATACCGAGTTGCTTATTTGAGAAGCAAGCTCCGTTAGCGCACACGGAACGATCAGAATTCGTGTTTTTAAATCTATCTTCGAGAACCATTTCCTGAGAAACGTATTCACGCTCGTCTGGAATGTAGGTTTCAGGTGACATGTTATATTGAAGCATCAAGTGAGGATACAGTGAATTAAGGTCAAATGAAACAATCCAAGAATGCATACCAACCTTTGGATCCTTAACGTAACCACCAACAAGTTCACCTGCTCTATCGCCTGGGCCACGCTTTAGCGGCGGAATAAGTTTCTTTCCCATTAGTTTGCGATACAATGTTGTTTCCCAAATACCAACTGTGCCGAATGCTTCGCCATAGTTAACTCCGCCACCATAAGCAACAGTCATAACAAGAGATAGAAGAGCAGTTTCTTCTTCCATTAATTCGATAAGATGAGTATCTTTTAGGTTGTAGTCAAAGAATAGTTGTGGGTTCTGAATATAGAGTTCACTAAGAGAACCATACTCTGAATAATCGAGTTTCTTTTCACCAAGAACAACGTGAGCAATATGATCTAACTTGTATGATTCTTGCGGACCATACTTATATCCAAACTTTTTGAAAGCGTCCATATAGTCAATAATAGCTACACCAGATATTTGATATGTGGACTGCATCTTACCGAAGATTTCGCGCGAAGTTTTGCGAATGTTGCCCCAAGGTGAAAGCTGTTTAGCCTTTTCTTCACCGAATAGTTTGTTAATACGAGTGATAATATACATAATATCGAAATATTCAACGTTCCAACCAGTTACAATATCTGGATAATCATTAGTCCAAAGTTGAACAAACCGAGAAAGAAGAGAAGTTTCTTTTTCAAAAGACATATGATGAATCTTATCTGGATCAATGCCAGTAATAGTCTTTGACTTGTCGTATCCTTTTAAAGTAAGAAGATAATACGTATCGTTTTTTGAAGACTTAAACGCAATCGAATTGATTGGCTTTTCTGCTTCATCCGTCGTAGTATAACCGGTCGTAGTATCGTATTCAATATCAAACATCACGATATTGATGAGACTCATGTCATATTGAATCTGACCAGGATACTGTTCCTGAATGAAAGAAGCGATATGGTTTGTATTGCCGTATATTTCAATACCATGGACATCCTTATATCGCTCAATAAAATCTTTTGTGTCAGCCATTGTGTCAAACTTGCGCGTTTCGAGCGGTTTATGATCAATCATTGATCGATACTCGGTATCGCCTCGAGTTGTAGTATAAAGGGTTGGTTTATACTTGACTCTACGCATGAATGCTTTACCATTCTCGTATCCACGCCAAAGTAAAGTATTGCCGAACCGCTCAATGTTAGTATAAAATGAATTCATAAATCACTCCTAGACTTGTATTGGTCTATCATATATCATAAAATGTAGAATGTCAACTTCAAGCAGCGATTTGCGTGAAGTTTTTGATTTTTTCAAAACGAATGTGGTCATCAAACTTTTCTGAGAACTGCTGGCCTCTATGAGATATAATGTAGATATTGTCATTATTGTTCATTTTGTGCAGAACGTCAATCAATGATTCTACACCATCCGCGTCTGAAGGGCCATCTAAAGTTTCATCCATTATCAAAAGATTAGTTGATACTGAGTTACGTAGCTTTGCGATTGCACGCCAAGTAAACATAATGCTCAGAGAAATTCTCATCTTTTCACCTTCAGAAAAGGACGCGAATGAAAAAGTATCTCTAAATCTAGATTTAATAGTCTCGTTAAAGTTTTCATCTAAGTTGAAGTCAACAAACAATTCAAACTCAGAAAGGTACTGATTGATAAGTTTGTTCATAATCGGAATATACGTACGAATGATACGTGTCTTAATTCCGCCGTCCTTTAGCATTGCACCGACAACTCCAAAGGTTTCTCTATTCTCATAGAGCGTCGTCTGATCTTCCTGTTTTGTTTTTAAATCATTTGTAAATTCGAGTATCTTGCTTTGATCAATTTCTTCAACTTCACGTTCTGCGCTTTCAAGTTCTTTCTTGAATGACTTTAATTGGCCGATCATAATCTTTACCTGAAGTCGATGTTCGTTTGCAGTATTGTGCAGTTTTTGTATCTGATCTTCGACATCAGAGATTTCACTCAATCTAGTTTCAACTGTTTCAATACGTGTTTTCAATTGATCGATACCGCTGAGTAACTCTGTGTTCTTGTCAGTTTTTTCAGATACAACGTGTTCTTTGAATACGTGTTCAATGCCTTGCTTACACGTTGGACAGTTATCATGATTAGAATAGAATGAAATTTCATCCATATGACTTTTATATTTTGATGTTAGTTCATATATAAGATTTTTAGCTTGTTCTAACGTTTTCTTCTGTTTTGATTTATCAGTAATTAATGTTGATAGTTCAGTAATTTCTGTTTCTAACTTTTCAATTACTTGTTTTTCAATCTCGATTGTATTTAGATTTTCTTCAATTCTACCTTTAATCTTTTCAACTTCAGTTTCTTTAATTCTCTGAATTTCCTCATTGTGCTCCTTAGCAGCTTCAATACGAGTTTTCAACAGATCAATGGAATAGTTATTGTCTGTAATCTGAGTTTTATTATCTGCGATTTTCTCTTTCAATAGAATATTCATTGTGCTGAAAACTTGAATATCCAAAAGGTCTTCGATTATTTCTCGGCGCTGACCCGCAGGAAGCTCCATAAATGGAACATATGTAGCGCTGCCGAGAATAACAATCTGTGAAAATGATTTGAAACTCATTTTAATGATGTTTTGCTCAAAATACTCTTGATAGTCTCTCGTAGCAGCATCCTTATTTACGAGATCATTATTCTTCCAAATTTCAAATATTCCAGGTTTCATACCACGGCGGATCAGATATTTGTCAAAGCCAATAATAAATTCCAGCTCAACCAAAAGATCCTTTTGATTGATGCTGTTTATCAATTGCGGTTTGTTGATTCGACGAAATGGTTTTCCATACAACGCAAAAACAATAGCTTCAATAAAGGTAGATTTTGAAGTACCATTTGCACCACTTATGAGCGTTGTTTTT